TCTGTTTTACCATCATCAAGCATCGTGTTGTATTTTACAACGCCGTTAACTGCATAAGAGGCTTTCATCGCTTTGGCAACACCTTCAAGGAGCGTTTGATTCAACTGTAAAGTGTCTAATACAGGTTTATGATCCGGCTGACCGGATACATCTCCTCCCATATACTCATTAACAGAATAGTTATATTTAATGTGAATCAGATCACTGTAAGGTATCGTTGTTTCAAAGTTATTCTCGAATCGCATCTTCACATATAACCGATTTGATTCATCCTCAATAAACTCTACAAAAGTAGGTTTCAAAGGATAAAGACCGTCATATACCCTTACCTGTGTCCCGTCTTTATTCGTATAAATGTAATATGTCGGTAAAATAAAAGCGTTATAGTTTAAGAGTAACAACCATGTGATTTTTTCTAAAAACTCACTCGTTGTCATTACCGGATTCGGGTCATTTAACAATGTTTGTATCGTGCCACTTACCGGCACGGGGTCATTTCTGTTATACCGGATATGTGTAGGGTTGAGTTTCTTCATTTCATCTACAATACACTTGACCGCTTGCTGAACTACATCAGACGCATAAATATTCGTACCAAATTGGGAGAAGATAGGTGTGTAACCATTGAGCATCTGCGCCCATTTCTGCTTTTTTGGTGATTTTCGTTTTAATTTATCAAGCCATCCCACACTATCACCTCTCAATCATGGCTTTAAATTCTGTACGGTAGCGCCTGTACATTTCATATAAAATAATCAGACATACCGCTCCATCAATTCGCTTCGGAGTTTCTTGTTTAATACACAAACATTGTCCGTGGTCATCCACTTTAATTCCTGCATTTCCCAGACACCATTTGTCTACAATATTATTGTTATAATTAATTAACTGATGTTTAAAATCTGCTTCGCAGAGCTTCATCGCATTAGATAACGTCTGTGCGTTCTGCAAGATCATAACTAAATCTGAATCGTCCCCGCCGGTTCTCTGCCAGCCGTAGAAGTCCATGCGGGTAAGCCAATCCTTCGCAAATCTCTGGTCGTATCCGCATTTCCAAAGCCGGATATTGTAGTTGGTATACAGGCTATAAAACCAATCGGCTACAACTGCCAGATCAATGTCATTTCCTTCCGTGACTGTGAGCAGCCCGTCTTTCGCCCACTCTTTATATCTTGCTCCGGCATTCCAATCATCTGAATCCTCTAATTTTGATTCCGGAATGAAATAATGTTGATATATGTACTTAACTGGGTCTCCCGGTCTCATGAGAAGAATTTTAGCCGCCGATAAGTCCGTGGTCTCCGATAAGTCAACCGCTCCGAGACACTTAGCACCCTCAAATTCTTCTAAGTTATATGCCGCTTCGTAGGAATAATCTTCTAAGTTCAACCATGCTTCTGTGCCGTTTTGTTTGATATTAAAATCCTTTGACAATACGAAAATGCGGTCCGCTTTCGAACTTTTTGCGGTATCTACTTGTTCTTCTAAGTACTCCCATTTCTTAACTATTCCCAGCGTAGGATTCGATTTTTCCCACAGCCGGTTCTTTCGGTTGCCGTCCCAGACTTCCTGTTCAGAATCTTGGGTGTACAACCATGGCAGGAGTCTTTCTGCTGCCACACCGTCATCCTCTTTTGCAATGACTCGGCGGGCTTTTTTTAATTCATCGTCGAGATATCCGTCAACAATAAATCCCTCGGTAGTAATATTGATAAACTTCGGATTATCTTTTAATGACTGCGACTGTTCGATTGATTTACCGATGATATTTTCTTTCATCTCATGCGTCTCATCCACGATAGCAAAATCAATATTTCGACCCTCTTTGTTCTTCGTCCTGTCGGACATCTTGAATATCTTCGTATTCGTTGCCTTATTTAAAATAAAACGTTGATTTCGCTTGGTGTCGAAGTCTTTGGGGTCATATAATTGCCGCATCAGGTCTATTGCATCATACACAATACTACACTGTGCTTCGTCATTTGAGCTACAACAAATATCTGCACCCTCGTTACCTGTGATAAATTCGGCGTTAGCTAGTGCCGAACTCGTTTCGCTCTTAGTGTTCTTACGGGCTATCAAAAGAATTGTCTTTTTGAACCTATCAAATGTGGTTTCTGACATTTTAAAACTGTAAAACGCCTCTATCCACGCTTTCTGCCAGAGCATCAAAACCATTGGTTTATTGTAGTAAGGGGATTTTGTCAGCCGGATACAATTTTCCATGAAGTTCATGCGTAAATTTGCCGCCTCGGTATTATAAAAATATCTGTCATTGTGAAAATCTTCAGCTAAGTTATCAAGCTCCTGCCATAATTCCTGCCCTATGACAATCTCACCTGTTTCAGCTTTTGCCCGGTATTCCAACAAGTAGGAGTTGTCAGGTGTCCAGATAGTTTTATTGCGAACATCCATAAAGTTTTCACCCCTTGCCGCTCTGATTGCTATCCATCGTCCCCTGCTTTCTTACCCACTTTCGAAGCGGAGACTCCTCATCTCCTTCATCCTGACCAGTTGCTCTTGTCAGGACCTTAATGACATTTGTATACTGCTGCAATAACTCTTTATATTGCTTCTGTGCAGGTGTATTCTTCTGCTGCGCCGGATTTTTAGGGTTAATCTTGATGAAAGGTAACTTTTTTAAATCCTCTAACCGCTTTTCGAGAAAAATGGCTTCCTCGATAAGTGGTACAAAAACGATTCTATCCTCATCCGATTTACAACAATAATTGATCAGTTCTTGTCGTCTGTCCCTCATATCACAGCACCTCTATTAATGCGAATTTCGCACCTCCGGTATGCGCGGCATTTCCGGCATTATAGAACTGCACAACGAGAGAAGTGGTGGATACACTTACCAGTCTTGGTTCTAACCACCCTTGTGCCTGTGGTACAACAATAGGTGTTGTTTTGAAACCATAACTGCTCAAATTAATAGTGATGTTATTTCCAAATGTGTTAACACTCAGGCTACTGCTTTGACTCGCACTGACAGTCCGCACCTGTTTGATATTCCCTGCAATTGCGCGAGAATCTACATAGTCTTTTACCTTATTCCACAGATAATTTACTCCGCTGTTATTTAAAAACCCCATGATTCCACCT